TAATGACGGCGTTAAAATCAGTCATGAGGTTTGATGATGGGGATCAATTGGGACCAACATTTATTAGCACCGCTGCATGATGTGTTTGGGGACCCGGTTGAATACCGCCCCGCAAGCGGCGCTCGTTACACGATCAACGGCATCTTTGATCGGGCCTACACTCAAACAGTCGAATCATTAGATGACACTAGCACCATCAATACAACTTCTCCTGTGCTTGGGGTGCGCGACATTGAGTTTCAGGCACCGCCGAAAAAAGGGGATCGGGTATTTGTTGGCATCGTTGGTGGCGCTCAGGTCAATACTTTGTTTGCCGTGGCAGATGTTCAGCCCGATAGTCACGGCGGGACAAAACTTATTCTAAACAGGGTGAAATCATGAACGCAGCCGGTATCAGGGCGCTAGTCATTGACGCGCTCAAACATAAGACCGATGCAGAAGCGCGGGTTTATTCTCCGCGCGACTGGTCAACAACCGAAGATATGTACCCGGTCATTCTTGTGCAGGCGCCAATTGATGTTAAAAACTCGCTTGGCCGTAACGTGCCCCAGTTTAATACTGTTACGACAGTACGTATTACCGGGCGTCTACAAGAGTTAGACAGCGAAGCGGAAGACGATGGCGCGGCTAAAGCCGAGGAGTCTCTCGAACGATTACGCGAGCAGATAGAGCGAGCAGTCATTAATAGCTATGAACTCACTCGCCAGACGCAACAATATCAACAGATACGCTCAACGATTGGTATTGATGCCAGTGGCGAGGGACATACAGCACAACTGTTAATGGAACTGGATATCGAATATTACCAAGGCCCGGAAGATTTCTACGAAATCGAAGCGGTCGAACTTGACGAAATCGACGTCACAGTCGCCATGCCAGACGGCACCCCCGAACCCCATTTTCGAGTTAATTTTCCGAATTAATTTCCAGGAGTAATCCATGTTCGTAAAACCTGTTATCGGGAGGCGTGTACGCGATCCCGTCAAAGGCACCTTTTTGCCCGAAGGTTGCACAGAAGTACAAGACAGTCTGTTTTGGCATCGTCGCGTAAAAGACGGTGACGTTGAAATATGTCAGCCCGAAAAAGCAGTTAAAAAGTCGGCAGTCAAGGAGAATGAATAATGGCCGTACCCTTTTCACGTGTGCCCAACAATATCCGGGCACCGCTTTTTTATGTCGAATTCGATAATTCGATGGCGAACAGCGCAATTGCGACACAGCGCACACTGATCATCGGTCAGATGCTGAGTACGTCTACAGCAAAACCGGATATCCCTGAGCGTATTTCTTCCGCCGCCCAAGTTGCGGGATTATTCGGCAACGGCTCCATGTTGCACGGCATGACCGAAGCTTATTTCGCCAATGACCAAGCCGCCGAAATCTGGGTTCTGCCTTTAAGTGATGCTGCCAATATGGTCGCGGCCAAAGGCAGTGTAAAAGTCTCCAGTCCAGCGACGGACACCGGCGTTATTTCGCTGTATATCGGCGGTCAACGTGTGCAGATCACTGTAGTTGCAACAGATAAAGCAGAGCAAGTCGCTACTGCATTGTCAGACGCAATTAACAAAAAAGTGACATTGCCGGTCACAGCGATAGTCGCATTTGATTCCGCTGACACGGTGACGTTAACAGCCAAAAACAAAGGTGCAGCCGGTAACAGCATTGATCTGCGATTGAATTATCGCGGTCAAGCAGGCGGTGAATTTACTCCCGCAGGTATGGAACTGAAAATAACTCAAATGACAGGCGGTGCAGGAGCGCCAGATCTCAAAAACGCATTGGGTAATCTCAAAGACCGCTCATTTGATTTTATTGCGAATCCATACACTGACACCGCGTCATTAGATGATGTGAAAGCGTTTCTGTCTGATACGGTTGGTCGTTGGTCGTGGGAACAACAGTTATACGGACACTCATTTAGCGCCGTCAATGGGGCATACGGCGAGTTGGCTAGCTTCGGCGAGCAAAGAAATTATCAGCATGAAACTCTGTTGGGAGTCACTAATTCCCCATCCCCGAATTACATTTGGGCCGCTGCTTTGACGGGAGCAGTCGCGCCAAGCTTACGCAATGACCCCGGCAGACCGCTGCAAACATTACCTGTAAGTGGTGTGTTGGCTCCGGCATCGGAGGACCAGCTTGACTTAATCGAACGTAACAATCTGTTATATAGCGGAATTTCAACGTTTACCGTGGCTGATGACGGCACAATCCAAGTCGAAAACATCATCACGACATATCAGAAAAATAGTTTTGGTGATAACGATGACAGTTATTTAGAAGTTGAGACGTTGTACTTGCTGATGTACGTCACCCGTTATATCCGTACTCAAATCACGAGTAAATTTGCTCGCATGAAATTAGTGAAAGACGCTACCCGGTATGCGCCTGGCTCGGCAATTGTGACCCCCAACGTCATTCGCGCCGAACTTATCGCGCAGTATCGTACTTTGGAATACAACGGCTACGTGCAGGATTCGAAGAGCTTTGCGTCCGGGCTGATTGTCGATATCAATCCGCAGAACCCGAACCGGGTAGATGTTCTGTGGACCGGTACATTGATCAATCAGTTGCGTGTTTTTGCGCTACTTAATCAGTTCCGCTTACAACCGGCAGCATAAGGAAAAATAAATGGGTAATACATCAAACAGGCTGGCGGGTACCGCTCATGTCTCTGTTGACGGCATATCGATCATGGTCGCGGGAGATTTTACATGGAGCCCCTCAAAAGTCACACGCGAAACTCTTACAGGGATGGACTGCGTACACGGCTACAAGGAGAAGCCGCAAGCGGGTTTTATCTCATGCAAGGTGAGGGACAGTGGCGGGACAACCGTAGCGGATTTCAATAATCAGACTAACGTCACTATTGTTGCCGAGCTGGCAAACGGCAAAACGATTATTGGTGAAGGTATGTGGACCGTCAACACGCAGGAAGTCGCTAGCGAAGATGCCACGTTTGAAGTGCGCTGGGAAGGTACTTCGGTAACTGAAAATTAACTTGGAGAATCAACATGTTAGAAACCACTAAAACTATCGTATTAAACACCCCGATTGAGAGTAACGACGGCAAAGTCCGCTACGAGCAGATTGATTTGAAAGAGCCTGTGTTGATCCAGGTTGAACAGTTTTATGAAGCGAGCAAAAAAGCAAACCCGCTAGCGGCAACTCGGTTATTAATTTCGCTAGTTTCGGGTATTCCTGAATCAGTGTTGAAAAAGATGGCTATCAGTGATTTTCATCAGTGCCAGGAGTTTCTTGAAAGTTTTTTGGACACGGAGAGTTCCAGATCTGGCAGCAATTAGCCGCTGACGTCACATTTTATTACAAGTGGGGGCCACGTGATGCGTGGCTCTTATCAAAAACACGGCTTGAATGGTGGGTTGAACAAGCTAGTCGAATAAGTAAGGATCGGTCTAATGGGTAACGCCTTTGATTTTGAGTTGAACGCTGATGAAAATGCAACAAAAATCATCAATGAAATTATTGATAGACTGAATAGTCTTAACCCCCAACTAGCAAAGACTACAGAAGCATTGAAGTTTGGCGGTTCAAAAACAACTGAATATGTTGATTCACTCAATACGCGTATGCGTGATATGTCACGTTATGCTAAGGATAATGTGCAACATATTGGCGACATGGTACCCCCACTTAAGAATTTTGGTGAACTTGCAACTAAATATGGCGGGATAGCGACAAAATTGGGTGGAGTTGGGGTAGCGGCTTATGGCGCGTCAAAAGCATTTGAAAACTTAGTAAATATGGGGAAGGAAGCCTATGACTTGGATGTGTCCGCTAAAAACTCAGCAATGAGTGTTCCAGATTTCACACGCTTGCAAGGTGCGTTGATACAAATTGGCGTTGAGGCTGATGATGCTAAAAAATCAGTAGAAGGCTTTTATGGGATTTTAAACCATCCATTGCAAGGAAGACGGGAAGAAGCCAGAGCGGAATTAACCAAGATGGGGGTTCCTCTCTATGAAAATGATCACGGAACGATTGATGTGTACAAGACTTTCCCAGAAGTCGTCAAGGCTATGCAGAAATATCCGTCTGATGTTCAAAATACCATTGCTGAAAAAATTGGTCTGGATGAACATGGATTAGCGTTGGCACGTAAAGGACCTGAAAAATATCAAAAACTGCTGGCCGGTTCAGATTGGCAGGGTCACACCAGATCACAAGCTGATAATGATAAATTAAACGAATTCAACGACAGGTATAACAATCTAAATTCGTGGTATGAGGGCACAAAAACACGGTTAAGCATTGTTTTTGCTAAATTAGCATTGGCCGAAACTGATTTTGTTGGTGATCTTGCTGGTAAAATAATTAAAAGAAAAATTGATGATTTCGCTGCCATTGGGCGCTTTGTATCAGATGGGGGATTTTCTTATGAAGATAAAGAAAAAGCATACAAAGGTAAATTAAATCATAAAAATAATGTTAATAATGAAATTTACCACGGCAACAAAAAAGAAGACTTGCGTAAACAGGCATTGAAAGATAAGGCTTTCAGAAAAAGCCTGTCTTATTACGAAGATTTTCTTTTGAGTTGGGGTTCCACAAACGATGACTTGGAGAAAAAAATCAATGATCGCTACGGTGCAGCATGGGAAGCTGAAAAGCGTAAACGTGAAGGCAGCAAAACTCCAAATATTCCTACTCTTGGTATTCAATACCCTAAACCTAAAAACAAGTCAAAGATACTTAAAAAAGATTCATTCGGCTTGAGAATTAAAAATCCGGGAAATGTGCGTGATGCCCCAAACGGCGTTGGATATGTGCAGGGGCAAAGTGGAACATTTGTTAAGTTCGGTAATAGTCACGATGGCCTCACTGCATTAGCTCGTCAGTTGATGCTGAACGGTGACAGGGGGAAGGATACTGTTAATAGCACAATCAGTACTCATGCACCTGCTGGAGGTATAGATAGAAATAATACGCAGGCATATATTAACTTTGTCTCAAACGAGACAGGCTTTCTTCCCAATCAACAGTTAGATATGCATGATCCCGCAGTATTAGAGAAACTAATGGCAGCAATAATAAAGCAGGAAAATCATGGTCAGCAACCGTTTAGCCAAAAAGAGATCACGGATGCAATAACTGCTGCCATCTTTGATCCGAAATGGCAGGGTTTGCGTGACAGATATTATCTGAATCAACAGCGCATGATTAATCAACCCGCGCTGCCCGAATCTGACAAAAGACCTCCCTCTATTTTTGCAAATCAAGCAAATAATAGCGAGCTTGCTCAGAACATGGCTGAGGCAATTCAGACTGCTATAGGGGAAAACAAATTTCAAGTTGAAATTACTCTTGTGAACAGTAAGACCGGAGAACGGCAGCAATTTAATGCAAAAACCGGAGGCCGGGTAACAACATCTATGCAATATCCTTGAGAACATTTTATCTTCCATTCTTTAATATAATTATTATCATGTTTTGAATGGTTATGGATGAATGACACACGGATGTGGATAACTGAATAGGTGATGGATAGATATGACTGAGATTTGGGTTGGCCTTATAGTATTCATAGTCTCGCTGGTGATTGCGCGTTCTTCGAAGCCAACATGGTACAGATCGATAGCTACTGTGATAGCTTCTTTAATCGGTGGGGTTGGTATTTTAGCATTAGTTATTTTTTGGGGTGGATTTCTTAGTTCTGATTCCAGTCTTGGATGTGATAATAAATCTGGCGGTATTTACGAAAACAAAGGTAAGCTTTGTTATAATGAAAACGAATTCTCGACACTAGAAAATAAAGTTAATGGTAAAGTTACATCTGTTGTTAAATTTACTGTTTTAGATAAAGGTAAAGCCATTATTCATGCTAATGATGATAATGATTATATCATATTGGATGAGAATGATGGGATTGAAATTTATCCTTATGAAGCATACAAATTAGCGAATCAACCAAATGAAGATGACTCTAATAATTCAATAGTTGCAAATAAGATTAATTGTCATGATTTTTACATGAACGATAAATATGATGGTTTTACTTTTCCATCAACAAGATCTTCTTTAGTTCGTCCCTATGATGTCAATGGTCTTGTTTGTTATCAGGGCAGGGATATAACTTCATGGGTTGCTGGAGAAGGGATGAAAGTTACAACAGCCATTATCCCAAACCCCAAAGAATCATTAGCTATAGTTACAGTTGAAGAGGAACACCCCCAAACATTTGAGTCAAAAAGTAGCATTAGAGTAATTTATGTTACCCAAAATGGGTTGCGTGGGAAAAAAGATATTATAAGACAGAGATACACAAAAGATCCCAAGACAACATTATCTGACATGAAAATTGTAGGTTACAACTACGAAAAAGGAATTGTTTATTTTTCAGTTCCAGCCTGGGCTGTAAGTAATGCGATACATGCCTTCACAATCCCTTTTGACAATAATTACTCTAATATAAGAGAAAAGTTTATTACAGATGGTGATTTGACATTTGTAAATATGTCTAATTTATTAGGTAAGCCAGAGTATAATAAATACATAGGAAGTTTGATTGTTGAACAGAGTGCCATAAAGGAAGGTGAGGGGCGTGTTTATGGTCAGTATCTGGTATCACCAGAAGGTAAAGAGGTCTGTGAACTAAATACAGAAGTCGATACTTGGAGGGTATATCTGCCTTGCAAGGAATAACCCCACTTTGATCGCGTCACTGCCGCACAGGCAGCTTAAAAGGTTACAACCCCCAAAGCCAAGGATGGCAAATCTGAAACATTTGGATACACCATAGCACAATAAAAGCACAATTCTGGTTGTTAAATTTGTTGAACTAGAGGTTCAATCAGACTAATATCGCTATGGTGATATCGCAATTTGCTAACAAGACCGGTAACCATGCCCATGAGGAAAAAGGGGTATATTATATGATGAAAAGAATTATTTGTGATGAATTCGAATGGGTTTGATCTTCAACCAAAACATACAAGTAATGAACGGGTTAAGTGAAAAGCGGAGCAAAGCCTCCGCTTTTTTAAGGGTGATGACATGGCAGCAGAAAGTTCGATTATTCTTAGTGAAAATTGGCAATATGCAACGGCTATCGCTCAAATAGTCAGTGCGTTTGCAGTAACTATCGGTGTAATTGTTGCTATATGTGCTATAACAAGTAACTCAAAAACAGCTAGAAAGTCACAGACGGCTATTTTTCTTTCTGAAAGCAGAAGTGATTTTGGTTTTTGGGATGGCCACAAGGTCATCAGGAAGATCCATGAGTCAGGTAGGTCCTTTAGGTCTTATGTCTATGACGAAGATCTAACAGAAGAGGGTACAGAAGACAGAAGGCAAATTCACTACTTTCTTAACTTCTTTGAAAGGGTCTCAGTTAACGTAAAAAATAACATTTATGATGAATGTATGTTAAAGGAAGTGCTATATAGCACGGCAGTTAAAAACTTTGAGATAGTAGAACCTTTCATAAAAGCTTTGAGGGAGAAATTTAATAGCCAAACTTATTACCAAGAATATGAGTGGCTTGCAAAAAGGTGGCAAACAGATCCATTGAAAATCAATAAAAAATAAAATAGACCCGCTCACATTGCGGGTTTTTTCATATATGCCGCTTAGTTGCGGTTTTTTTTACATCTGGAAATAACCATAGGTGGTGATATGCCATTGATTAAAGATGCTATTTCCGCCTTCTTGGGACAGGGCCAAGAATGGAAGTGGTCGGAACATTTACACCCGGCATCGTTTCGCGGTGTGCCGTTTGCTGTAGTCTCAGGTGAAAGCGTATTTGGTAGACGGCAAGCGGTGCATGAATACCCGTACCGGGATACGGCATGGATTGAGGACCTTGGGCGCAGTAGCCGAAAAATCACTCTTCGCGGTTTTATCATTCAAGACAGTAAAGTGTATTCCGCGCCGGATGTGATCACACAGCGTAATAACTTGGTGGCGGCATGTGAAGAAGGGGCGAACGGGACTCTGATTCACCCCACGCTTGGCGAATTAACTGTCAGCGTCACTGAGTCGGGCTTGCGTGTAAATGAAAGCGCCGACAATGGCCGGGTATTTGAGTTCACTTTGACTGTGATTGAGTCTGGCCTGAAAGTCTTTGCTATCACAAATAGCACGGCGGCAGACAGTAAAGTGAATGCTAATTGGCTCAGAACGGCTACAATGACAGCAGCAAAATTTATCTCGATGGTAAAGGGTGAGATCCGCACGGTCACACAAGCCGTTAAAACCATCAAGCAGACCATTAATTTTTGGGAAAAGATGGTGCAGTCATCAATCGATGAAGTGACCAATCTCAGTGATATGTTGAATTCCACGTTCGGTAGTAAGCGTTACGGGCGTTACAGTCGCGGGAAAATCGGTGGCTCTGTCTCAGGGGCGACGGGTGTTGTACTGAGAAACAATGACAGTGAAAACTATAAAAATGTGGTCAATGAAAAAATGGCTTCGGCTGTGATGGGGCGAGAAGCCATATCAAAAGCCCTCTCACAACTTAACAGCGCTAAATCGATTGAAGGGCTGGCTGGTGGCGTGCAGTTAGTTATCAATGCAATTATTAATACAACAGGCAGTACAACAGAGAAAGTGCGGGTATTTGAAAATCTTGCCAGCTTTAAAAATACGCAATATCAGCAAAGCAGTGTAGACCGTGACGTAGCAGAAGCCACGACCTTGTTGATCATCGTTCTGTCATCTGGGGCAATGGCAAAAACAGCCAGTGAACTCATTCCCGCCAATCGTGACGAAGCCGCAACAATTCAGCGGCGTGTTTGTGAATCTCTTGACAACGCGATCATTAAAGCTGGTGATTTAGCGGCTGATGACATTTTTCAAGCCCTTGTTCAGCTACGTTATGAATTTGTTGAAAGTTTCTCGCTGAAAGATGCGAAAGGGCGTTTGACGCAATTTAATTTACCCTCTGTGTTACCTGTACTAAATATTGCTAACAGGATTTATCAAGATGCGGAACGCAGTGATGAATTAGTCCAAGCTGTCTCCCCCATTCACCCGGCTTTCATGCCAGTAAAATTTAAGGCGCTGAAACAATGAAGAGTGATGAGCTTTCGTTAGTCATCGGCGGCCGCCGCATCTTTGGGTGGGACAGTGTGCGGGTGACGAGAGGTATTGAACGATTACCCTCCGATTTTGATTTGATGCTGATGGACTACTACCCTGGCAATGATGAGAAGCAGCTTGTAGAACCGGGTGAGAAGTGCGAAGTGTTTCTCGGTGATGATCGCGTGGTCACGGGCTATATAGATAGCTGGAACCCATCTATTTCCAAAAATAAGCATGAGATAAAAGTGTCGGGTAGGGGTAAATGTCAGGACTTAGTAGACTGTTCAGCAAAGTGGCCGAACAACGTAATCAGCCAAGCTACCCCACTCCAGATTGCTCAGAAACTGGCCCGGTGGTATGACATTCAAGTGACTTCTGATGTTGATGATATGCCAACTGTTCCTCAGTTTACGCTTAATTGGGGCGAGTCTTCGCAAGAAGTGATTGATCGAGTTACCCGTTTTGCAGCTCTTCTTTATTACGATTTGCCGGACGGTAATTTGATTATGACGCGTGTAGGTACAGAGCTGGCGGCAAGCGGGGTTGAGCAAGGGAAGAACGTCGAAACGTCAGATTACAATAGCTCAATGAATGAGCGGTTTTCTGAATATACCGGCTTGTCTTTTGCTATAAGCGGATTGAATGAAACAAGCAATGACAGCGGCTATGATGTCGTCACGTTAGCAACGGCTAGTGATCCCGAAGCGAAAAAAATGCGCTACCGAAACTATGTCACCATCATAGAAAGCACGCTTATATCAGCAAAACGCTCGCAAGAGTCGATTGACTGGGAAATGAACCGCAGGTATGGGCGCTCAAAAGTACTGAAAGTGACAGTCGATTCGTGGAGAGATAGCAGCGGTAAGCTGTGGCAACCCAACACGTTGATACCTATTCACATGCCTATTTTCGGACTTGAAAACGAGCAATGGCTATTATCCGAAGTCACTTATACACGGAACGGTGATAACGGTACACAAGCGCAATTAGTTTTAATGCCGCCAGCCGCTTTCGCAGTACAGCCGTATGAGTTTTATGCAATTTTGAGAGAGACGATCAGATGATGAATGATGCAATCAGAAAGCTGTCTCGACGTGTTGAAATGATGTTGGGGCTTGGCAAAATCAAGACATCACGCGATAGCGGAAACATTCAAGTTGTTCAGTACCAGACGCCAATCGAAGTCCGGGATAACACGGCAAGGATGGCTGAATTTGGTTTCTCGTCTGCATTGCCCCCCGGAACTGACGTTGTGATTGGTTACTTGGGGGGAGACCGCTCAAGTGCGGTAGTGATTGCCAGCAACAATAAAAAATATCGACATAAGAATTTAAATCCCGGAGAAGTAGTGCTCTATAACCAGTGGGGATTACACATCTTATTAACCGAGTCAGGGATCACTATTGAAGCCAAGGGCCAGCCCATTACTGTGAATAATGCAACACAGGTAACAATCAACGCTAGCGAGTCTGTACTTTGTAACACGCCAATTTTAAAAGTGACAGGTGATATCGTTGATAACTGCAATAGTAACTCTTCAACAATGAAA